TGGATTGGATCTACAGGAAATTGTTTTTGTGCCATTTATTCTTTCCAAGGCCCCATATCTGCAATATCACCACTTGGAGTCATTGGGCCTGTATAACCTCCATAAGGAGCGTTTCTTTTTTTAGGAGCAGGACTAGAAGCAGGACTAGAAGCTTTACCGCCTGTAGCTCCTTTATCCTCATCACCAAGATTACGACCCTTAGCCCACTCAGATGCGTATTGTAATGCTGAGCCACCAATAGATAGGGCTAATCCTGTAGCACTTGGGAACCCCTGTAATGAATTATATAGAGCATTATTTTTACTTTGAGTTTCAAGAGCCTCATTATTACGTTGAATCTGAAGATTTCTTAATCTTACCTCATAATTAAAATCTTTTCTCTGAAGAGAATATAATCCCTGCCGTCTAATATTCATTACCACAGCTTCAGCAGAACCACCAGATTTATTATGTGATCCCTGTAAAGCCAATCTTGCAGCTACAGCTTTTCTAATATCAAACTGTAACTCAAACTCATCAAAAGCGTGTTTTTTATATTCAAGTTGTTCTCGTTCATTTAAGTTTACATAGGAATTGTAAAGTAACTGATTATTTAAAGCTGCCTGTTGTTGAACATCAGCAAACTGTTTATGCCTTAGTTCAACCTCTTCTTTATACTCTCTGCCTTTAGCTAGTGCAGAAATACCTATCTGAGAAAACTTTAAAAAAGTGTTGACATCATCAAAACCTGTAAAAGACATCAGCTAGCCACCTTACAGAACTCATAAAATTTCACATTATTAAGCATTTGTTTTCCTATTATTTTAAAGCCACACCACCGTAACCATTTAATATGTAGATCATTTCTACTATCTATAATATTATATAGATGAGGAAAGAGCTTATTCATGATTTCTACCTCAGAACGGCTATACTTTAAAAAAGACTTGGTTATTTTAAACAGTCCTGGAGCTCCTAAGAGCCATACTTTGCCAAAAGATACACCATACATGCCCACTACATGCCCATTAGTATCAATAATAGACTGACACCTTTGACTAAAAATATAACCTATAGTAAGGGCTTGTTCAGGAGTGTGTCCTAAGGTTTCAACTTCTCTCTTGTCTTCAAATCTAAGCGTAGGAGCTAACTCACAGACATCATGTAGCTTGCTATCTCTATGATAGGGCTTCATGTTAACGCCCAGATGTTCTAGCAGAGATAGTTCGAGTTACATAGTTACCTTCCCAATCAGCTCCAGTAAAAGCACAAGGAAGATATGAGTTAGATATAAGTTCTATCTTTAAATCTTCAGCTCCAGCTAATATGAGTCGTTGAAAGTTCCCTGTTTCAAATGGGATCGTACCAATCTTATTCAGAGAAGACCCTAAGATCCTGCCTGTATAAATATAACTAAAAGCATCTCTTCCTGGAGCTGTTACTTGAAGTTTAAAGTATCCAGTATTAAAGTAGTTTATATTAAACTTACGAATCTTTAGTGTACCACCTGTAAGGGAACTCAGTCTCCCCTGTACTTCAGTCTTAATCGTAGGCTCAGTAAACTCATAGAGAAACCGGTATTCCTTACCAATGAAACATGAGTTAGCTGAGTGATCTCCAGTAGCTGTAAGGGTTGTAGGAGTTGTCTGAGAAAGCCCCTGAACAATGTCACCTTCTTTCCCTTCAAAAGCAGGACCAAAAACAACTCTGAAAGTAGAACCAAAGTCATCAGGATAGGGTATGGTCCAAGAGGTAAGATCAGATCCTGAACTATATGTACCAGTGACTTCTGTTAGTCTGTCTAAGTGTGGTTTAAAAGACAACTGAGTAGAACTTTCAGTTAAGTTTACAAGTTTAGCATCCTGTAAACTCATCTTATCTAGATAAGTACCATCAGGTCTTACAATAATCAGATAAACTATATGGTCTATAACCTTAATTCCTATTACTTTTTCTTCATCTTTAAACTTCCACTTAGACCACGAGCTTAATTTCTTAGTTCCTCTCTCAAACAACATCTTGTAAATAAAAATTTCATTTAAGTTTTCATCTGAGAGAACAAATAAGAGATCACTTGCTGGACTCATATCAAAAATCTTTCCCTTAATATAACTGGGAATATGACTTGTGATTTCTTCTGCTGTTTCTTCTTGTAAATCTTCAATCACACCAAATTCTCTAATACTAGAAAACCCGTCTACTTCTTCAGAGAAGTAAAGCTTACGTCCATTGAGTACAGGAGTAACAGATTTATCGTTTTTATACTCTGTAATAAGAGACAGCTTGGCATTGGTAGGAGTTAAACCACCAGCAGCAAATTCAGTCAGTTTAAATTGAGAGAAATCACTGAATAAATATAAGTCTTCGTTAAATGCTATAGCTTGATTTAAGATACTTACTTGATTACTTGGGGCAGCCAAGTCAATCATGTCTGTATCTAATACATCTGTTGCGGTTGTATTATAGAAATTAAAGAACTCTCCAAGCTCAGAAAGAATAATGTTTTCTCCTGCTAAGAAACCAAATCTATTCTTGTGGAAGAAAATATCGTTTAACTTTTCTGATATGAATGAGGGGTCTGGAGCTGTAGTAGTGTCTCCAGCAACTCTGTCTGTCCATGTAATTTGAGAGAGGGAAAATAAGGTTTCACCAAAATCAGCAGCAAAGGCAGCATCCCAAGGATCTTCAGATGTTCTAATAAACTGAATAGGCATTGTGCTTGCATCTAAACTATTATCTAATCCTGGTTCTACAGTTTCTACCCACTCACCTACATCTTCATCTGCCTGATTATTATGTTTAATCCAGTAATCATCAGTTCCAGAGTTAGGACTTCCGGTAATTTTAATGATAAAACCATCTTTAGTCCTAGAAGGAAGCTCAGTAAAATCTACTACACCCTCTTTAATTGCTATTAAGTTATCTTCAGGTGCTTGGGCATGAAGCGTAAAATCAGCTCCATTAGTTCTAGTTAAGTGAACATTAGAACTACCAAACTTAGTGATAGCAAAATCACCTGATCCACTAGAACCTATACTACCATTAAGATCGTTATAAATATCGTCTAATTGAGTTGCAGCATCCGCACTAGAAGTAACTGTAGATCGTAATGTTCCATCAACATAAACATACATAGTTGATGCAGAAGTAGCTTGTTTAAGAAAAACTATTCCTTCTGGATTTCTATCGTCTGATGTTGTAGTAGACTTTGCTACACTAGTGGTTTTATTTAAAAGAAAAGTATAGTCTGCTACTGTAAATAATTTCAGGTTATCCCTAGCATCAGCAGTAGTAATATAAGTTAATACGTCTCCTGTAGCCCCTGAAACACTCTTTGATGTTCCATCTAAATCCCAAACTTCCATCTCAGTTCCTGAAAAATCTGAGCTGAAATCAGTACTAAACTGATCTGAGGTTATTTGGACAATATAGCGTTCATCTTGATCTCTATTAATAAAGTGGATATGAGCATCTGTATCGGTTTTATTATTTAACTTGGCTACATATTCTAGTGGAGGTCTTTTTTTTAATCCCTCAGCTATAGTAGACAAACCGTTTTCTTGTATTGCTGCCTGAGAAGCCAGCCTTAATGCAGGGGGTTGTTGAGAAACCCCATTTATTAAGTTACTGATTTGCTCAGTGATTAGTGCCATTTACCAAAGTTTCCTATATAACTTTGTGGTATTATACATATCCATAGTACCATACCCAACATTAAATCCTGAACGTTCTCCCTCATCATCTA